TCCAATTCGTTGCGCAGCATGTCTTCCAGGATCTTCGCCCGCCATTCGTCCGACTGCCGCCGGGCCGTGACCTTCGGCTGCGGGATGGTGGAGCTGACTTCCGATTCGATATTCTCCCGGATGATGTTGCGGATATGGCTCGTCCGCCGGAGCTGGCCGTTCTTCTTCCTGTCCTTCGGCGTCAGCGGCGTGATCTCCCGGACTTCCCCCCGGTAAAGGGCCTCCCGCTCGTCCATCCTCCGCGTCAGATCCCCCAGGGCGCTCTCATTCCGCCCCAGCCAATCCTTCCAGTAATCCAGCTTGTCCTGCTTACTCATATTCCACCCCGCTGTACTTGGCGTTGACGAGCGCCCGCGCCATGTCGTCGATCAACTGATGCGCCACCCGCTCCTGCAAAGTGTCCTCCCCGAAGGTCTCGGAGATCAGACAGAGCTTCAGGTGCAGCAGCTCATGCACAAGGATGCGCTCATAATCGAAGGGGATCACCCGCTCTCCGTATTCGTCCGGGTCCATGATCTCGATTCTGGCGGTCTTGTTGACCTCCTGGAACTCCGTGAAGCCGGAAGCGTTTTCTTCCGTCATTTCCTTCTGGCTCATGCAGTCATGCAGGCAGATCTTCCACTCCTGCAAGCCAAGCCTTTCCTGCCATTCCGCCAGCTTATTGCTTATCGCCATCGTTTCGGTGCTCCCCATTTCTCGATCAAATACCGCTGTCCGTCCTCGTCGGCATTGTAATAATCGTCCCACATGTCCTCGGTCCAGACTGTCTTTCCTTCGGCCTCCGGCTCCTCCACGTTCATTCTCTGCTGCGGCCGGATGTACCAGGCGATGGCCAGCGCCATCACGCAGTCGTCGTGGGCTCCTTCCTCTGCCTGTGGCCGCCGCCGCTCGTCGTAGACGAAGGTGAGCATTTCCCCCAGCGTCTCGTAGTCCGTGATCAGCCCGATCTCGTGGGCCGCCACGTCCCGGAGGCCGTCCACGGCCAGGGGCCGCGTCTTCGCCGTCGTCTGGAATCCGAAGGCGTCCATGGGCTTCCCCGTGAAGCTGTCCACCCGGTCCCGCACGTAGAAGCGCGTGTAGCCCAGCTCCTCCAGCTTCTTCTGCGGGTAGGTGCTGTAGTTGATCTCGATCCCCACCAGGGCCTCGTTGTAATACCAGCCCAGGCAGTACATCTGCTCCGCGTATTCCCGCTCGCCGTATTGATGCCGCAGCACCGCCACCTGCTCGCCGGTCACGTTGTCCAGCACCTGCCCCACGAACCAGTCCGAGCCCTCCCCGGCGGTGTCCCCGCCGATCACGTAGGGCCTGCCCGCCTCCGGCTTCTTCCGGATCCGGATGGGCCCCCGCTCGTCCGGCTGCCATTCCCATTTTTTGATCCGGCCTCCGGCCCGCTCGATCTTGAATTCCCCGGTCTCCCAGGCGTCCTTCCGCACCTGCTCCCGCCGCAGCACCACGGCCTCCTTGTCGAATACGCAGGCGCCCGTGGCTATGAAGGCTTCGTCCGGCGTCGCCGGGTATTCCTGCTTGAAAAGGTTCAGGTCCCCGTTGCAGTTGTTCTCGATGCACCACCGCCGCCAGCTCAGCTGCCGGTCGTTCAGCCCGAAGGCCTCCGCCAGCTGCGCTTCCTCCGGCGTCCGCTGGAAGCCCGGCGGCACTTCCCGCTCGTATTCCGGCATTTCGTACCAGGGGAAAAACACCGGAATGAATCCGTCCTCCCCCGTCCGCTGCCGCTCCACCGCCCGATCCCAGATATCCTTGAAGGCGTCGTAGCCGTTGGCCGTGCTCTCCATGATCACGATGGTCCCCGCCTTGTCCGGCACGGCCTGCATGAGGCCCGTCAGCGTCTCCTGCTTGTCGCCGGGCCAGAAGGCGAATTCGCTCAGGTGCAGGCAGCTCAGGGTGTAGCTTCGTCCGATCCCCCGGCCGCCCGCTGTGGCGCAGCGGATCCGGCTCCCCAGCCCCTTCTTCTGGCTCCTGCTCTGGCTGGGCCGGTCGAAGTTCAGCTCCTGCCCGTTGCTGGCCCGGGTCATGGGCTTCAGCGGCCCCGGCAGCTCGTCCAGGAAGCGCTTGCTCATGCGGAAAAGGTTCCCCGTGCTTTCCTCCTGGTGGGCGACGATCAGGCTCTCCGACTGTTCGCTGGTCGCCGTGTACCAGAAGATGATCGCCTCCGTCAGCGTGCTGAAGCCCATCTGCCGAGCTTTCAGGATGATGATCCGCACCGGCTTCCTGGCCTTCCACTGCTCCCGGATGGTCTCATACAGCCGCTTCTGCGGCGGGTTCAGCTTCAGCGGCACGATCTTCCCGCTCTTGTCCCGGATCTTCAGGAAGTTCTCGATGTATTCCCCGGCGTTCAGGAGGTTCAAAAGCCCTTCTCCTCCCCTTTTTCCGCCTGGGATCGCAGGAAGTCCTCGATGCCGCCGCTGATCTCCACCTTCTCCCGGAATACGCCCTCCATCTTCCCCAGCAGCTCCAGGGCTTTCAGCGCCCCCCGGCTGTCGAATTGGTAGGTCCCGTCCGGCTCCCAGGCGTGGGTCTCGCTGTTCCAGCTCAGGTGCGGCTCCGCCGCCATGCACTTCTTGAAGATGCCCCAGGCTTCCAGCCCGATCTGATCCGGCGTGAGCCCCAGCGCTTTATATACCTGTCGCGCCTGTGTGCGCTTGTAGGCGAGGACTTTATCGTCTTTTAGCATCCGGCTGGCCTGCACCGCCGCCGCCTTGGGCGCGTAGCCGGCGGCGATCGCGGCCTCCGTGCCGTTCCCGCCGTTGCGCAGGTATTCCAGCACGAACCGCTTCTGCCGCTCGTTCAGCTCCGGCTCCTTCCTGGCCATGATCCCGCCTCCTCCTTCCCGTCATTGCGAGGGGCCTTTGGCCCCGTGGCAATCCGTCCCTCCGTCCCCTCGCCTCGCATCCATCTTACCCCAGGCCCCGTGCGTTGTATCGTCAACTTTTCGGCTTATGTAAACAAGCCCTCCGCCCTTGTATCTCAAAGGCGGAGGGCTCATACTTCGCTTGCTATCAACTTTACCGCGGCTTTCACAGGTTTTTGGGGAAATTCAGGTAATATTTCCGCACCGCCCGATCCAGGGTCTCCCGGCTCAGGTGATGCCGCATGCAGATGGCCGTCGCCCCCGCGTCGGAGGTGACGAATTCCAGCACCGCGGAGGCATATTCTCCCCCCGCGTCCCTGCAAAGCGCCCGGATGACCGACTGCCGCCGCTCCCCCAGCTCCCGATACATGCGGCTGCGGAAGTAGACGTAGCCCTGCCGGTCCGCCGACAGGGGGATGCTCTTTTTCACTCGGAATCCCATGCGCCAATTCCCCCTTTATGCCCCGCCTGTGTCCTCCTGCTTGTGTGTTCTTGTCCGCTGCCCCTCCGGGAGTATGTAGCGGATGTACTGCGGCCTCCCCGGCCTGTATTCGCTGCGCACCATCAGCAGCGCCCCCTTCGGCGGCCTCAGCTCCGCGTCGCTGACGGCGATCCGGTCCTTGGGCTGCGGGCGGGCCAGGTTGCGGCTGGAGGTGTATTTCTTCTTGTCCTTGATCCGCCGGACCTGCTTCAGCAGATATTCCGCGATCGGCGTATAGTCCGCCTGCTCGCTGAGAGGGCTCCAGTCCACGCCCCCCAGCGTCCACTTCTTCCGGAAGGCCTCCTTTGCCTCCCGATTGACGATGATGTGATGGTGGACCCGCACCAGCTCCCCCGTGTCCCCGTCCATGTCCGACGTGATCCCCAGGTGATAGCGCAGCTCGGCTCCCTCTTTGTCCATGGCCCGCTTGACCCGATCCAGACAGTTCCTCAGTTCCCTGGCCGCCAGCTCCCGGAGGCGGTCCTGCCGTTCTTCCTCGCTCAGTCCTGCCGGCAGAGCTTCCAGCAGCTTCTGGAGCCCCTCCCCGGAATAGTCCAGCCCCAGCAGCAGGTCCCCTGCGCGAAAGTTCAGATTCAGCACTCTGGCCGCCGCCTTCACCGCGCTGGCCTCGTTCTGCTCCTGCTTGTGGATCTCGCTTTTCTCCTTCCGGCGGTTCCGGGCGGAGGGCCGGGCCCCCTGGACCCAAAACTTCGTTTTCTCGCCCACGGTCCCGGCGGAGTAAGTCCGCACCACCCAGTAGCCTTCCTTCACCGGTTTTCCCTCCATGCCCGAAAACTTAGGCTCTTACCAAGCCCGAAATCGCGCGCACGCGCACGCGATTATATATGTATAGTCTCCCCGTCCCCGTCATTGCGAGGCCAGCGCGCACGCTGGCTGTGGCAATCCGTCCCCGTCGTCTATCCGCCCTCATTCCCGCCCCGGCCTGCCGGGGCAGGAATCAAAGCCCTGGAGCGAGGCGCCGCCCCGCCCCAGGCTCGTTTCATTTCTTCCGTTTTCCCTTCGCCGCTGTCACCGGCCCCAGGAATTTATAAATAACCTCCACCAGCTCCGCCCGGGTGTGCGTCACCACAAAATGGCCGTAGCTCTGCCCGGCGGCTCTGGCCGCCGCGTTGATCGCCAGGATCGCCCGCTCGTTGTCCGTCATGCCGTTTTCTCCTCCCTGCTCTTCTTTTTCTTCCTCGCCGCGTCCCATGCCCGGCACCGCTGGCCGATCTGCCCCGACAGGGTATAGCTCTTGTCGCACAGCCGGCGGCAGCAGTACATACAGACGTGGACCTCCCGCTCCGGGCATTTCCCCACAAGGCTGTCATGCCATTCCCGTCCGCAGAAGGCGCAGCGCAGCCGATAGGTCCCCTGGTTGGCCTCCATGTCAAAGCTCGTCCTCATGACGCCGCCGGCCTCACGATCCCCGGCGACTCCAGCTTCGCCCAGTTCGCCCCTGCGATCCCTGCCTCCCAGCCGGAGATCGTGCCGCAGCTGACGCCGATGAGCTTCCCCATGTTCCGCTGATTCAGCCCGTGGGCCAGCCGCCATGCCTTGATGGCTGCCATTTCCGCCTGCCGCTGCGGATCGTTTTCCGACCGCGCGGCCCGCTGGGCGTTGATGGTCTCCCGGAATTCCGCCTCCGTCATCGTGCTTTGCCGCCCGCCCCTGGGCCGGCCGCATTGCTCATGCTTCGGCTTCGGTTTTTTCTTCTCGGCCCGCATGGCCTCCAGGGTGGCCTTCTCCAGGAATACCAGCCGCGGGTCGTGCCGGTATTTGACCGGCCTCCGCCGCACGGTGCAGTCCCGGCCCGCCCGGCATGGCCGGCTGTGGCCCTCGATGGAGTTGTAGTCACAGTACACGTCGGAGCTTTTGGCGAGGTATTCGCACCCCTCACAATAGGTATCACATACGCCGTTCATCTTCTCCGTCCTCCCATCATGTCCATCTGGTCCCCGTCGGGGACCTCCCGGGCGGAGGTGACACGCACCTCCGCCCAGCCGTACCGCCGGAGGATGTCCTCCAGGTGCATGGCGATCATCTCCCCACGCCCTTCCGCCCCACTCGGCAGCTTCACCCGCAGCTCAATGACGGTCATTTCCCGTCTCCTGTCGTCTTTGGCTCCCTCTTTGAGGGAGCTGCCGCCGCAGGCGGCTGAGGGAGTGAGGCCTCCCCCGCTGCTTCGGCGCTATGCTCATTCCGCCCACCCCCACTGTTTCACCTGCGCCCGGATGGCGGCCCGCATTTTCTCCTTAGTTTCTTCGTCCAGGGCGGCGAATGCCTCCGACATCTGCTGATGGGCCTGCTGCCAGACCGAAAACCGCAGCTTGAAGATCACGATCTCCTGGCTGCTCATGGCCAGCTGCTTCCGCAGGGCCTCCGCCTCGGCCCGGAGCTTGTCCGCCTCGGCCTTGTCCGCCTCCCCGGCGGCGGCCAGCTTGTCCTCGGCCTCCTTGATCCTGGCTTCCAGCTTCTCCCGCTCTGCTTTGGCCTGCGCCCTGGCGTTTTTCAGCTTTTTTTCCAGGGCGGTCTTTGCCGCTGCGGCTTCCGCTTTCAGCTGCTTCTCATAGGCGGCGAATTTCTCCGCCTCCCCGGCGGCGATCTCCTGGGCCCGTTTTTCGATTTCCGCCGGGTCCGGCTCCTGCACCGCCACGTCGATGGGCTTCGCCT